CTCGCCAACGATGGCCACGACACGCGGGCTTTGCAGCACTATCTCGGGCACAAGAACATTCAGCACACCGTCAGGTACACCGACATGGCACCCGACCGAGCCCCGAGCCCCACGCGAAAGTTGTCACGCCCTCAAACGCAAGCGGCCGGTGGGTCGAGGCGAGCGAGGCGATCGAGACGATCGAGGCGATCGCTTGAACGCGATTGTCTGCGCGATCGACGCCGATCGAGGCCCACCTATGCCAGCGGCCTCGACCAGCGTCCAAAGTGTGGGTTGAAGAGTGGGTAGGAAATAGAAAGCGGCGAATAATTCAATGATATCAAAAGTGGGTGGCGGATGATGTGTCCGCCACACGGGCATCAATGGGTCGGCTTAGTACCGTCAGCACCATCGCCACCGTTGCCGTCGCCGTTCAGGTCGTCGTTCAGATCGTCGCTCGGCTGCTGACCGTCGCGCCCAGTCAATCGCATGATGGCTTCACGAATTCGCTCGTGGCGCGGGGACGTTTCCTGCGCTTGCACCTGCACAACGTCGAGCTTCTGCGGGCTGTCCAAGCCGAGCAACAGCGCGCGCCGTTCGAGGATCTTCACCACCAGCAACCCAGCCTGCGCGTCCACCTTCTCGATCGCGCGGGCGAAGAATACCTTCAGCAGCTCATCGAGGCGGTTCAAGTCAAGCACGATGTAACGCCGTCGCGCGTCGTTGTCGATCTTCGGCAGCGTGCGGTCGAGCGATGCATCCACCTCGCCAACAGTGCAGCGTAGCTCCTTGCTAATGCTGCGTGCAGAGCGGCCACTCAGTCGCTCCTGCAAGATGAAGTCATCACGGACGTCATCAGATTTGGTATCGGTCATCGCTTACCTCGCTTCACTCGCCGTTCGAGGTCCGACACTGTAGCACGTAACAGGCGAGCGATCTCGACCTCAGCAATGATCCTCTCGCGCGCGAGGGCTCGGTGGGGCAAGCCGGCACCCCTCCTGACCCGATTGAGGCTTGGACAGCGCTGGTTGCGATGCCTGCAGCAATAGTCATAGCCAGAACAGAGCCTACAGACGAGGGATGTTCCGCCTATTTCGTGAAGCGTACGACATCTTCGATTGCAAACAGAACAGCGAAACCAAGGACGCTGACGCTGCTTTTGACCGAACGTCCACTCCTGCTCAAGCTGGATGACCTGCTTATGGCCGTTGACGATCACGGTAACCTCAGTCCCGCGAAGACCACCGACACGCAGCATCGGATGATTTTCCAAGAGCTGATGGTCAGGCCATTTCTGCCTGGCACCTGTTCCGAAAGCAGCGACCATTGTGATGAAACGAACCTTATCCCCAACGCCTACTTCAGCTGCCCCAAAAGCTTGATTGCGCTGGCGCTATGCTGGTCCGCAAGGGCGGTCAATCCGCCGGTAGCGAAGACCGCGACCGCCTTCAGGAGCTCGGCCAATTGACGGGCGGCTCCAGGATCGAAGCAGCAGTAGGCGCCGTGCGTCAGGCGGGCGATATCCTGGAAGGTCTGCTCAACCAGGCGATCTCGGCCCTCCTGGAACATGAAGGCGGGCACACCGAGCTGGCCGAGGGTACTGGCTGCGCTAAGGACGGTATCGGGGTTTTCCTCCAGGGCGTCGCCTACGAATACGAGCGCGCTGACCTTGAGCAGCTTGGTTTCCTTGCTGGCATGGTTGAGGACCTTTTCGATCTGGGTTTGACCGGCGCGGCACATCACCTGCGACATGGTTTTGGCGAGGTGAGCGCTATCGGACATCCAGCGTGAGGCGCGACACTCGCCTAGGCCGCGATAGAAGACCAGCTGCATCTCAAGGCTACCGAGGCTACCGGCCTCCCGGAACATATCGGCTTGGAGCTTGCAGGCGGTATCCCAGGTTGCTTCCCGGCTAGCAGTGGCATCGAGAGCGAAGATGAGGCGTCCGCGGGTGCTTGGACCTGGATGCTTTTTGAGATTGGCAAGGAAGGCATCGAGTTCGGAGCGTCCGGGAGATACGGGAGCATTTCCACTACGGTTCGTGACATCGGACATGTTGGTTACTCCTCTACATTTTTGCGGGACCGCGGGACCTGCGGGAGTTCGAGCATAAGTACGCGCGAGATGTCATGACAAAAAGATGGAAGTACTAACAGAGCTCCCGCACGTCCCGCGGTCCCGCATTTTTTTATCCCACTTTCGAGAGTTGAAAGATCGCGGCGTTCGCATGGGCATCCTGCCCCTTGGCAAACCAGTACCTATGACCATCGGATAGCCGCACGACGCGCCCGCTGTTGCGGCGCAGCCACTCGCCCACACGCTTGGTCGAGATGGAGCCGTCCTTGTCCTTGGCGATGCGCAGGAAGAGGTCCCTGAGCGGATTGACGTTGAAGCCGCGGGGAGCCTCGTTCGCAAGCTCGACAAGGCGGGCGCTCCGATAACCCTCGTCGAGTTTTAGCTCGCCCAGCCACCATTCGCCGAGCTCGCGAAGCTCGGCCAGCACCGGATCTTCCGCCTGGGTCTTGTCGATGCTCATCACCGGATCAGGCTCGCCCAGCCAGACCAACGGGCTGCGCACCATGCTCGACCACTCGGCATAGCTGGCGAACGGCCCGCACACCTCGGGCGCCCCGGCCGCGAGATAGGCGCGCATCACCGTGAGCGCGGCCGCGACATAGGTCGCCCGGTTCGCCCCAGCTTGCCTCAGCGTGTTGCGATTGAACTTCCGCAGCTCCGGCCGCTCGTCAAGCGTCTCGAGATTGCACACCAGCCCGCGGCGAACCATGTCCCCCCTGAAGCTGATGTTATTGCCGGTCCCATATGCTGCGGTACGGACCTCGCAATCCGGCGTCTCGCTATGACCGAGTATCCGGACCTTGACCACCGGTCGCTCGGCCATCTGGCATAGAAACTCACCGCTGAGGTCGTGCGTGCAGTTATCGAGGCTAATCATCGGAATGCCACTCAGGACGATCGCCCCAAGCCGTTTCTCGGTCTCCTCCACACTCTTGAGCGCTGTGATAACGGGACAGAGCCGGCCGGTGGCGATCACGGCAAAGGTGTCGACGAGATAGCTCTTGCCCGTCCCCGCCATGTGGGCAGTGATCAGATGCATGGGCGCGGTGGGAAGCGAGCCGCGGACGAGGGGCGTCAGCAGTCCCGATAGTGCGACCGAGCGATTAAGCCGCTTTTCGTGCTCGCCACCACCGCTGCGCTTGAAGCCGAATTCAGACAGTAAATCGATGAGCAGCTTGAGCGCCGCGAGCGCCTGATCCTTGGTCGGATGCTCCGGGATCGGCGGAATTTGAAATCCCGGCGCGAGGTAGAGCTCGGTCTCGAGATCGTAACCGGGATCGGCGAGCAGCGAACCATCCGGGCGCAGCGTGGGCGTGCTGATGATGCCGCTCACATGCGGCAGCCGCCAGCGCCGCTCGGTCGCGAGCAGCACGCGCACATAGTGCAGCGGCGGATCGGTATCGACCAGTCGCTTGCGCCTGTGATCCCATTTTTGAAACGCGGCGGCTTCGGCGATCGGGGACAGGAAGCTCTCTGGCGAGAGCTCGCGCAAGCGCGCGACCGTGGTCTTGCGCCCGTCCGACGCGGGCATGTTTTCGGCAATGGGCTCAACCAGCCTTCCGGCGCGCGAGAAAACCGGCGCATTCGATGCGAGCAGCGCGTCCTCGATTTCTGTGAGGATGCGAAGCAGCTCACCGTCTGCGAGCTGAATGGTGGGCCGCACACTGCTCTGTGGCTGTGGCCGACTGCGCGGCTGCTTCTTGCCGGCGGTGATACCGCTATCGATGGTGGCCCACGCCTGCGGCGCACCATCATCGGCGACCAGGTGGCAAGTCTCCGCCGCTTCGAACAAGCGATCACGCACGTCTTGCTCGTCGAGGGCTCCGCCGCCGATAAGTTGGCCAAGGTTGAACGCGGCCTTGTTAAGCGTGCTGTTACGCGTGCCGGGCAAGGCAGCGGCGACAGCCTTGCACTCGCGCTCAAGCGCCGCCTTGGCGTAGGCGCTGACCTTCTTCGCTCTGGCGAGCATGATCAGCCAAGGCGGGGCCGGAGCGAACGTCCGCGGACTATTCGGGTCCCACTGGTACGCACCACCGGTGCCGTTGCGGCTCGGCGGTAAGATGACGTAGCCACCATTGCCGCGTACGTCGATGCCAGGACCGACCTTGCCCTCGCTGTTGCGAATATCGATGTTGGGGTCCCAAGCAAAAAATAAATGCCTGCCTCCGCGCGGAGTGATCGAAGTCAGCGTTTGCGGAAGCGGTCCGTGCTGGGCAACGAGTTGATCCAAGACGGCAATGCCGTCGAGCTGCTTGACCGGATCAACATCGGGATCGAGAGCCCAAACGCCACTCGCGGGACCAGTCGGCGCGGCGATCATTGCGTTCGGCCATCCTCCCCACCACGCACGGATTTGCGCCTCATCGGTCGTCGCGTCTTTGAAGCCATGCGGCGTGAGCGGCTTCTTGTCGAGCGGGCTGCAAGGGAAAACGGGGAGACTCTTGCGCGCGTATTCAAGCGCGACATCGAGCGTGTTAGGAGGCGTGCCGGCTTGCGGTTGCGGGCTCATGTAACCTTGCCTCCGAGCTTGTAGAACAGGCTGTGCAGGTATTGGTGCTGCTTCGGCGTCGGCTCGCGGCCGTAAACGGTGCGCGACGCCATATCGTCGATGAACTCGTGATACTTGCTAGGAAGCCGTTGCTTCTCGCGCTGGCAGTAGAGCGCCACCTCGGTCCATTCGAGCGCCCCGTCGGTATTGCGGAACGCACCGGTGCCGTGCTGCTTGCTTTCCGCCGCCTTGACGCCCTCGGCGTAGCCGATGGCACGCGCGTTCTCGATCTCGCTGCGGATCTTCTGCTTGTCGGCGTCGCTTAGGCTGCCGCCGCCGTTCTCGACATGATCGGCGAGATCGAGAAAGCTACAGCGGTATTTCTCCAGTTTGCGTGCCATCGCACACAGGGCGGCAAGGGCTACGCCCTGATTGTTCGACGCCAGTTGCCGGATAATGTCGCCAAGCTCGGAGCCATGGTGATCATTTTCCCGGGTGGTAAGCTCGCGCGGCAGTGCCATGGCTCATCTCCAGCACCGCTCATTGTGGGGGCACAACCGGCAGCGCCAGTCTTCGGAATCATCGAAGCCCCGCGGCAGCAATTCGCCGGCGCGCGTGGCCTCGATGATGTTGACGGCACGATCGGACCACAGCTGCGCGCGTTCGGCGTTAAACGGCACAAGGAGGTGCAGAAACTCACACGTGTCCGCGTTGCAGGCTGTGAATACGGCAGGATTAGTGATTTCGAGATAGGCTTGGTAAAGCGCGACTTGCGCGGCGTATTGCGGAAAGGTCTTCTCAAGCCCGTCGCGTTCGATCGCGCGCCAGTTCTTGGCATTGACGGCCTTGTGCTCCCAGATCAGCGGGTAAATCAGATAAGCGCCTGGGAGGTCGGGGCCATGGATGATAATTCCATCGGCATGGCCGCGTAGCGCACCACCGGCAGCGTTGAAGGCCAGCGCCTCCGGTGGCGCGAACTTGAATCCGATTGCCATGAGTAGTCGGCGCGCGCGTTCCTCGAAATAGTGCCCGCGGTCGAAGATCTCGCGCGTCCTAGCCGGCAGGACGGGCTTTATCCACCAGTCGAATTGAATGCGCCGCAGGCATTCGTGCCCGACAATCGATGCGCCCAGATAAGGGCGTGGCAGTTCCGCCGTGGT